AATCGTGAAGAGTGGAAACGGGTACTGCAAATTTCCGAACGGCTTGATCCTGCAATGGGGGAGCGGCAGCTTTGCACAGCAGACAACCACAACAGTTACGCTTCCTGTCTCGTTTCCAAGCGCCGGATTTTCACTTGTTGCTAATAAAGGTTCTTCACTTCCGCTTAAAGGGGAATACGCAGTAGGTGTGCAATACCGCGATAAATCATCTTTTTCTCTTACAAATACCGGCCCTGACACTACTCAGCAGGGTGTCTGGTGGATAGCGTTAGGAATTTAAATGAAAAAATATTCGCCTTCAAATAATGCCTTTTACGATACCGTTATCAATCGGGAGATCCCCGATGATGCGATTAATATTACCGAACAGGCATGGGCTGATTTACTTGCCGGACAGGCAAAAGGAAAGCTGATTGCCTGCGGTGTTGACCTGCGACCATGCCTGACTGAGCAGCCACTACCAACAGCAGATGAACTTATCAGACAGGCGGAAGACAAGCGCAGCAGGCTGAGGGCAGATGCCGATACGATTATTCAGCCCCTGCAGGATGCGAACGATTTAGGGATAGCGACAGATGATGAGGCAAGCCAGCTTATCGCTTGGAAGAAATACCGCGTCATGCTGATGCGGGTGAACACGGAAGACGCTGAAAATATTATATGGCCTGAACAGCCCGCATAAACAAAAAGCCCGCATAGCGGGCTTTCTTCATTCCGGCCTGACCGGCCATGTAATATCAGGAGCCTTACTGGTATCAATCCGGCTTAGCTCCACCCGGTATCGCTTCCACTCTGCCAGGCGGGTGATCTCCGCATCTGTCGCAATGCTGATATCAACCGCATCCTGCAGTGGTGCGATAGTCCGGTTTGCCTCATCCATTTCGGCTGCCAGCCTGCTGCTGGCAATCAGTTCCGCATTCTCTGCATCAGTTACCGGGGCAGTAAACACGCCGTCGCTGTACTGATAATTTACATCAGGCTGTTCGGGCAGCGTGGTGATATCAACCCACACCAGTGACGGGTGATAAAGTTTTTCAGGCTTCACATTCAGCGAGACAATTTCCGCGACGCGCTGATTTTCAATACGTGCATACGTTTTCATCAGCTGAACTCCTCAATGTAGATCACCCCGTTTGAGCCATAGTTGCCAATGTAAGGCGTTGTCCGGATATTCCCGCCACCGCCTGCGCCGAAAGTAGCCTGAGCAACGGAAGTTAGGCCCTCCGCGCTACGCGGCCCGCCTCCCCAATAACTGACACCGCCATCACCAGATCCGCCACGGTAAGGATTAGATGAGGCACTGACAACGCCCGGAGCATCGCTGCCATCTCCTCCCTGAATATTCAAATCGCCACCTACAGCCAGACCGCCGCCCCCACCGGCATCGCCGCCAGAGTTGCCGCCGTTACCGGCTGTCAGCTGACCGTTGAAAGTGCTGCTGGTTGAATATTTTGATTCATTACTGCCCTGACCTACAACGCCCGCATAGATTTTAGAATCATCAATGGCCAGGGTTGCAATCACCGTTCCGCCTGCACCACCACCGCCGCCCCGTGCGCGGAAATTTTCGCCCCAGCCCAAAAAGCCATAGCCGCGTCCGCCACCGCCGGTAATGATGATTCGGCCACGTTTAGTGCCGGGTGTAGGTTTGTAGCTGATCGCGCCCGGCGTGGTAAAAATCTGGCGGCCAATAAAACGACCTGAAAACTTTTCTGTTAAACCGAGGTTTTTGAGAACGTCAGCAATCAGCCCGGCGTCTTTGATTTCTGCCAGGGCATTTGCGATCTGCAGGTACTGGCTGTGGGGGTTATCAGCATCGAGATGCTTTTTCATTACGCCGTCAGCGTATGCCTTTACCTCGATCACGGCATCATCAACATACTTGCGCGTCGCCAGCACTACTGACGGATCAATTTTCAGCGTGACGGCCGTTGTGCTGTTCACGATTAAAATCATGCGCACGGTCTGCGTCCGCCCGCTGCCTTCAGCCAGCTGCGGCTTATAGGTTTCCGGGCAGTTAGCAACGGCAATCAGCACGCCGTCGGCGTCATACAGTCCGATTTCGCGGATCCAGAAACCGCCCTCGCTTTCCGGGATAATCTGCTCGGCGATAATCTGGCTGCTGTTTGCCGCGTCAACGGTCAGGGAATTAAGCTGCGCTCGACGCTTCTCGCCGATGAGCTTTGTCTGTGCCGCGTCAGGCGTCGGCAGCGTGCCGCCACCATCGCCGACACCCATAGAGGCGATGTTCACTTTCGTGCCGAGTGCGGCGGCGTTCGCCAGCTTAGCCGCGCCCTGATTGGTCAGCAGGGCAAAATATTTTGTCGTCATGCGCTCACTTCCGTCAGGTCAATAAGATGCACCGCCGCGCCGGAATAGACCGGCCCGCCGACGCTGATAAGTTCAGGGGTGTAAGGGTAAACAGTCAGCTCGTCGCCGCTGTAGCTGGCAACGGCGACCGGCAGAGTGCCGTTAGCATCGAGATTAATGGACAGGCCGATAAGGTGACGGCTGCAGGGCTTGGCGTCAGCTATCAGGCGCTCCAGCTCGTTATACATTTCCTCGGTAATGCCGGTATCCAGTACGCCCACGTCCAGCCGGAACGTGCCTGGCGCTTCGTTGGTTTTCCACCACTCAATTATCTTGATGAGATAGCCCAGCGGCTCAACGACGCGCCGGATTGCGCCAATCGTGCCTTTGTGACGATGCACGTACTGCGAGGCGGCAACAACGGCGCGCTTTGTCGATTCAGGCCAGGCTGAATCCCAGCGATCAACTGACCACGCCCACGCCAGATAGGGCAGAAGCTCCACCGGGCAAGTGTGCGGATTCCATAACTGGCGCAGCGGCACGCTCATCGCGCCGGGACTTGCCAGCGCCTCGGCGGCAGCAATCTCAAGCGCTGACGAGCCAGTCGGCAGCAGGCGATCACTCATCCGAGCCTCCCACGGTCAGCGTGTAGCCTGTGCAGTAAGCGGCCTGCGTTTTGTCCAGCACCACGTCAGCAGAAGGCTTGATAAGGTTGACGCGCTGCACGCCCTCAACGTGCATAGCGGCATACAGCGCAGACAGGCGAATGTCGCGGCCGAGGCGCTTCTGCGCGCTGACAAAGGCGGCGAGCTTTGCCTCTGAGGCGGCGCGGATTGGCTCCGCTTCCGGCCCCGGATAGAGGTACAGCTCGGCCACGATTTCGTATTCCACAATCTTTGCTGACTGCACGCTCACCCGGTCGGCAACCGGACGAACGTCTTCGTCGTTGAGCGCAGCGTTAACCACGGACAGCAGATCATCACCGGCTACGCCGTTGCCTTCACGCGCGAGCACAGTCACGGTAACAACGGCGGGCGACGGGCTGATGGCCGATGCATCGGCTACGCGGCCGTCGGCGCTTCTGGCGTGATACTCATAAGCACCGGTCGGCCCGGCCACGCTCAGCCCCTCAAAGGCCGAGGCGATGCGCAGCCGGAAATCATCGTTACTTTCCATCACTGCGGGGGTTGGCGGAATGGTTGTATCGTCGGCCGGGGTAATGATCAGGCGGGGTACGCCATTGTTTACGCCGAGCTGGTCAAGGTCGCCGTCCAGCGCATACGCAACCATGACGGCTTTTGCCGCCTCGTTGATGCGCTGGCGCAGGATCAGCTCACGATAGGCATTTTCCTGCAGCAGCTTAACGATGGGTTCTGACTCCAGCGTCAGCGTGCGGGCGACGGCGTCCTGCTGGTCAGCAGGGTAAAGAGAAATCAGCGTTGCTTTTCGCTCGGCCAGCAGGGTTTCATAGTCCAGCGACTCCACCACATCTGGCGCGGGTAACTGGCTCAGGTCGATAGTTGCCATAGTCTCAGCTCACAGGAACGGTTAAGGAAAAAGGCTGCGCGTTGTCGGTGCGGTTGCCGGACAGCTCAACCACCATTGCGCCGTTGATATCCGACTCAAAGCTGATGGCGGTCAGCTTTACGCGCGGCTCCCATTTCAGGATCGCCACATAGCAGGCCGACATAATCTGCATGCGCAGCGCCTCGTTTTGCGGCTGGTCAATCAGGGCGGATAAAAGCGAACCATACTGGCGGCGCATCACCCTGGAGCCGATCGGGGTCAGAAAAATGTCGCTAATCGACTGCCGGATATGATCGAGATCGGTCAGCGTGCCGCCGGTTTCCCGGTTCATGCCAATATATTTTGCGGTTGTCATACCGGCACTCCCGTTTTTCCGCCGCTGTCGCCTGGATGGATATGCGAATGCAGCACCTTGCCGTTTGAGGAAAGGTTGCCGCCGGTATGCGTCACATCACCTTTCATCGTGCCGCCCTTAGTGACCTCCAGCTGCGCAGTTTTGAGCAGCGTTGTGCATTCCACTTCGGGCGAGTCGAACAGGATTTTTACCGCGGCCTTGATGGTTGCGGTCTGTATGCCGGTTGCGTTCAGAGCGCCGGTTTCCGGCTCGTACTCGATCACCGCGCCGTCAGGAAATGACCAGTGCAGTGCATCGGCCGAGGCAGACGGAGCCGGGTTGTCATCCGAGAAAATGCCCGGCAGCACAAAGCCAGTATCAAGTTCGCCGCCGAGGCACAGAATAAGAACCTGCTCACCGACTGATGGCGCATTCCAGGAGCGGGTTTTACCCGCGCGGGCGCTCAGCCAGTGCAGCCAGCCGGTTGTGTTTTTTCCTGTATCGACACGGCACAGCCCGCCGTCAAGATTGACGGCCGACACGGTTCCGATTCGGATCAGGTTGCGCAGCAGGCGCTGAATTTCTGCGAGTTGTTCATTCATGGCGCTAGTTTCACGGCGGGATGAGGTGGCGGCAACGAATCGCCGCCCGCTCATAAATGGCAGGACAGATCAGCGCGAAAGCTGGTTAATGATCTCCTGCTCTATCAGCTGCATGTCGTTGTCACTGATACCCAGCAGGGGGCGAGCCTCGTACTGCACTTCTTTACCTTTACGCGATGGCCGGTCGCGCAGCCCGTAATGATGCACGCGGGCCATGCGCTGCACGTTGCCCGCAAACTCGATCACGGCCTCATTCGGGCTGGCCTGCATCTTCATGTACTTAGCGGTGCGCAGCTTTGCGAACATCTCGCGCTTTATCCGGCCCTTTTTACTGCGCACCGGCTGCGTTTTGCGGGGCTTAAATGGCGTGCCGTCTGGAGCCTGCTGTCGCTTGATGTTCTGCTGCTGACTCGCGCGCAGCTTGCGGCCAATATTGCGCGCCATTTCTTTGCGGGCCGGGGCTGACAGGCTGCTGAGAAGCGCCTCAAGCCGGTCATTTACCAGCTGCAGCTCGCTCATGTCTGTAACTCGCTGACCAGCTCGCCTTTAACGTAAAGCTGCACCGGCCGCGCGTCATTCTCCGGCAGCTGGTTCTCGCCGACGTGGGTCACGTGCAGCCCGTCGTCGGCCTGCTTCACGATCACGCGCTCGCTCAGCTGCAGCTCAATGCTGATATCGCTGGCCGTGTCGCTGATAACATCCGCCTCAAAGGTGAAGCCCGTCCGGCGCTTTTCCTCGCTTGCCATAATGTCGGGTTCATTCGTTCGCAGCCAGGCAAGCAGCGGCACGATCAGCAGGTCGATGTTACCGGCGTAGTCGGTAATAACCATGTTAAGCCGGTACTGGTATTCAAACGACAGCGAGCTGGCAAGCGTCGAGACGATGCGCCCGCTGTCGATAAACACGTTCAGCGCGTCAGGGTTTCGCTGCAGCTCCGGCACGCTGTCGGTCAGTGTCTGGCGCAGTTGTTGGGGTTTCAGCATCGTGCTGCTCCTGGCAGTCTTTGATTATTTCGACCTGCAGCCCGCAGGCGGCGAGTGCGGCCTCAAGCTGGCGATTGTCCGCCGCCAGATCGCCCGCCGTTTTAAGGCTGTTTCCCGGCACCGGGCAGCTTGTCACTCGCGGACACCCAATCCAGATAATCTCTGGCGCTGGCGAAGGCCGGACGTGCGTGCAGCCGGATAACATCGTCAGGCAGAGCAGCAGCAGACCAGTCACGCAGTATCGGATTCGCATCGGTTTCTCTCTGTATGGTCATTTCACGGTTAAGCGCGGCCGTGCTGGCGCGCCCCTGTATCAGCCGCAGCTCGGCCTCGCGTTTCTGGCTGGCCCTTGCATCCGCATCCAGCCGGGCTATTGCTTTATCCCGGCTCTCAATACCGGCCGACAGCGTGCCGATAATGCGCTGCGCGCTGGTCAGATCGTCCTTCGCGACCTTCCACTGCCAGCCGGTCACGCCCAGCGCCAGCAGGGCGACGGCCAGAAGCAGAGCTATCAGGCGCGTCATTTAGCACCCCGCAGGCAGTAGGCTGTCTCGACCGCGCGGCGGTTTTCCAGCCCGCGATTTTTTACGCCCTTAACGAACACCCAGCGCCGCAGCTCATTACAGGCATCAAGCCAGTGCTGCAGCCTGATGTAACGGGCAAAGGTCGAGCTGCAGGCCGCGCGCACGCCGACGTTAAAGGCGAATGAAACAGCCGTGTCATAGACCGGCTGTGGCATCTCAGCCGACATACAGGCATCGATCCCGCGCTCGACGCGCATCACGTCATACACCAGATTGACCGCCGCCTGTCGCTCGCTGATCTGGCTTTGCGGCGTCACGCCCTCTGTGTGACCGATGCCGTTAGTCCAGACTCCGGCGCTGCACTGATAGGGCGAGGTGCGGCACCCCTCGGCGTTGGCGATAAGCGCAAGNGCCAGCACGGCCACCACGGCGCAGCGTTTAACGGTCTGGCTCAAGGCTCACCCCCCGCAGGCGCTGCAGCTCGTAGGTTTTACGGCGGTAATGCCAGTTGATAAAGAACGTCGCCACGTTAGTGATAAGCGTGATAACGGCCACGCCGGAACCGACCATAAAGGCGATATCCTGTGGCGTATGACGGCCGAACCACATCAGGATGAGGCCAATCAGGTAGTTGATCACAGAGCTGATTTTTTCCATTTTTAGTCCCACAGGTTGACGGTTTCACCTGCTGAAGATTCAGGCAGATCGGGCAGCGTCACCTCGCAGCCGTGTGGCAGCACCGGCCCGCTTTCGGCGAGGCCCGGATTAGCCGCATAAACCAGCTCGACGGCCTGACCGGTTCGCCCGTAATAGCGCTGACAGATTTCATCAACGGTATCGCCCTGCTGCGCGTAAATGTTCATCAGAGCAGATCCACAATGCAGCCAGGCTTACCGGCGATGCGGCTGATACTGAATCGCGCGTCGCGCCAGTATTCGTCGGCGCTCGCCTCGATTTCGCCCGCCTTTTTCGTGCCGCTGGCGTCATAGCCGCGATAACGCTCAACGATGGTGGCGGCGGTTAGCGCACTGACGGCGGCAAGGTAGGCCGTAATCTTTTCGCTCTCGCCGTCCAGTGATTCCGCAGGCACGTCGGCCAGCGCCTTAAAGCCCGCCGCAATCTGCGCGGCGCGCCAGTCGTACAGCTCGGCGTTAACTTCTGAAATCGCCGTTTTCACGGCAAGGCGCAGGCGCTGCGCCGTGACCGTACCCTCATAGCGCAGCGAATCACGCAGCTGCTGCAGGTCAACGTCAGGCCAGAAAAACGTATTCTTTACCGGCGGCTCGGCAGCGTCTGCCGGTCGCGGGGCGGGGATAACAACCGTGTTATTCATAATCGGCCTTTGAAATAGGTGGGCGGTGGAGGACGGCGCAGACACTGAAAGTGCGTTGCCGTCCTGCCGCCCGTGCGCGGGGTCGCGTTCGGTCAGCGGCTGG